CTTCTTTGAAATTACTTTCGTTGAGAGTGAAAATGATCAAGCAATGTTTTATACTTTAGGCCGTGGTCGTGATGCCAACATTTATGTGTATGCTATAAAATTAAAACAATTTGTATTTTCTAATGAAATTATTAGTACGGGATTTAGCGAAGTTGATAATCAAATTAGAGATAACTATCCAAGAACAAGAATTACACTCACAACAGGTTCTAAAATATTTGCCAATGATGAAATCATTTATCAAGGCACAAGTTTAGCAAACGCAACAGCACAAGCTATAGTTCACAGTTCAGACACTCTTGGTACTAATAAGTATGTTGATATTATTCGTGTTCAAGGTGATTTTATATCTGCTAATGTTAAAGGACAAACATCAGGTGCAGTTTGGATGGCTAATGTTGTTTCTGACACCGCAACAATGAATGATGCATTTGAAGACATTGTTGACAATAATCGTATTGAAACCGAATCTGATGGCATATTAGATTGGACTGAAACTAACCCATTTGGTGAAGCATAATGTTAGGTAATAAGTTTTTTAGTCATCGAACAATACGAAAAGTTGTTGTAGCTTTTGGTACACTTTTTAATGACATTTTGGTCACCAGAACAACACAATCTGGTGTGCAAAAAGAACATTTTAAAGTGCCGTTATCTTATGGTCCAAAAGAAAAGTATTTGACATTAATTACATCCGACCCAACTTTAACAAAATCAATTGCTACTGTTGTGCCAAGAATTTCATTTAGTTTAGATGGTTTGTCATATGATCCAACCAGAAAACAAATGACAACGCTTCGCAATTTTTCTGCAAACTCAAGTACCACCGTCAAAACACAATTTGCACCTATACCTTATAACTATGAGTTTTCATTATCAATATATGTGAGAAACACGGAAGATGGCACACAAATTTTGGAACAAATTCTTCCATTTTTTACACCAGATTTTAATGTGACCGTGGATTTTATTCCAGGTATGGATCAAAAATATGATTTGCCAATTATACTTAATTCAGTAACATCTTCTGTGGACTATGAAGGCGATATGTCGACCACAAGATTAATACTTTGGGACTTATCTTTTACAGTTAAAGGTTTCATTTGGCCTCCAGTTAAACCTAGCGATGGTGAAGGCGGCGGTAAAATTATTCGCAGAGCAAATACAAACATTTATATTGAACCACAAAGTTTAGATGGTCAAGTTGTATATGTTGACTTTGCGAACGGAACAGGTCAATATCAAACATCAGAAAACATTCGTGTTGAAGATCGACAATTGACGGGTAAAGTTTTATATTTCAGTAACAGCAATACTGGAACTTTAATTGTTGGTGATTTAAACAAATACCTACAAGTTGGTGACAAAGTTGTCGGTGATTTTAGTAACGCATCATTTACAATCAACTCTTTAGAGTCTACACCACTACATCAAGTAAAAGTTCTTACAACTCCAGATCCAATTTCTGCTGAACCAGATGATGCATTTGGTTTCAATCAAACAATAACATATTGGCCTAATTTGTAAAATGAAAAAGATTAATGAAAAGTTGTCTGAAATTTTTGAAGTGGAACCAATCAAAATTGAAGCAGCAAAACAAGAAATTGTCCCAGTTGATGGTGATAATTCTGTAGAAACAGATACGGATTTTGCACGTAAAAATATTCGTGAGTTGATTCAGAAAGGCGGCAATGCAATAGATGATTTACTACAAGTTGCAAAACATTCTGAATCGCCAAGAGCATATGAAGTCGCCGCTAATTTGATTAAGAATTTGTCTGACCTAAATAAAGATTTACTTGAAGTACAAAAGCGTAAAAAAGATTTGGTGGCGGATAAAGGTTCATCAAAAGATGTTAACATAGACAAAGCAGTTTTTGTCGGTTCGACCGCAGAGTTAATGAAACTAATCAAAGCAAACAAATAGGCACAAAATGGAAACACTTGTAGAAATAATGCGTAAAGTTTTGGCAGATACTTTTGCCATGTACTTAAAAGCCCACAACTATCATTGGAATGTGGAAGGTCCAAACTTTCCGCAATATCACGACTTTTTTGGTAAATTATATGAAGAACTTCATGGTGCAGTAGATCCAATCGCAGAAGAAATTCGTTCGTTAGATGCGTATGCACCAGGTTCATTTACACGATTTTTAGAACTTACCGAGATTCAAGACGAAACAAATGTGCCTATGGCTCGTGAAATGGCGGCTAAACTTTTGGCCGACAATCAAATTGTTTTGAATACATTAAATATGGCATTCAAACTTGCTAATGAATTTGACAAACAAGGCCTTGCTGATTTTGTGGCAGGAAGAATAGATGTTCACAATAAACATGCTTGGATGTTGCGTAGTATTCTTAAATAATAATGTCTGAAAATTACCTTGGTAACGCCAATCTGAAAAAGGTTGGCGTTTCTATACCTTTTACTGAAGAGAACATTCTTGAGTACAAAAAATGTTCTGAAGATCCAATCTATTTCATTGACAACTATTGTTACATTGTAACACTAGATCACGGTATACAAAAGTTCAAACTTTACGATTGTCAAAAAGAAAAGATTGAAGTAATCCACAAAGAGCGCCGAGTCATCATTATGGAGTCTCGGCAGGCAGGTAAAACCACCACATCTGCTGCTTACATTCTTTGGTACACACTATTTCAAGGCGACAAGAATGTTGCTATTCTCGCCAACAAAGACAAGACGGCTCGTGAAATTCTTTCTCGATATCAGTTGATGTATGAGAATCTTCCACTTTGGATGCAACAAGGTGTGAAGACATGGAACAAAGGTGATGTGGAATTAGAAAACGGTTCTAAAGTATTTACTGCTGCAACTACTGCTGCAGGTATTCGTTCTAAGTCTGTAAACTTACTGTATATTGACGAAGCTGCGATTATTCCAAACAACATTGCTGATGCGTTTTTTACATCAGTTTATCCTGTGGTTTCTGCTGGTCAAACAACAAAGATTCTGATTACTTCAACGCCACTTGGATATAATCATTTCTGGAAATTCTGGAATGACGCTGAAAACGGTCGTAATGGATTTACGCCACTATTCATCCCTTACTGGAAAATACCAGGCCGAGATGAAAAATGGGCAGAAGAACAACGCAGAGTTCTTGGCGATATTAAGTACAACCAAGAGGTTCTTTGTAAATTCCTTGGTTCCGCACTGACCTTGATTCGTGCGGATGTAATTGAACAAATGTCTTATAATGAACCAATCTATCAAAAAGATGGACTGGATATTTTTGAAATGCCAGAGAAGAATCATAATTATGTTGTCATTGCTGACACAGCGAAAGGTGTTGGTGGAGACTACTCCTCATTTGTAGTGGTTGATATTACCGAGGTACCATATAAAGTTGTTGGCAAATATCGAGACAATCAAATAGCACCAATGTTGTATCCATCTGTTATTTACAGAGCAGCAAGTGATTATAACAATGCTTATGTACTCATTGAGGTAAACACATCAGAACAGGTGGCACATATTCTATACCATGAATATGAGTACGAAAATATTCTTTTTGTGCAGAGAGATTCAAAAGGCCAAAGAGTTTCTGGTGGTTTTGCTGGTGCTGGTAAGACACAGTTGGGCGTTTCAACTGACAAAAAAGTTAAACGAATTGGGTGTTTCAACTTTAAATCTTTATTAGAAGAAAAGAAATTATTGGTTTTTGATGCTGACATTATCTCAGAAATTTCAACCTTCATTGAATCCAAGGGTTCATATGCTGCTGATGAAGGTTACCACGATGATCTGGTGATGCCTCTGGTTCTTTTTGGATGGTTAACAACCAATCCATACTTCAGAGAAATAACCGATGTGAATCTTCGCAAAGCAGTTTACGAACAAAGAATTAAACAAATTGAAGATGATATGTTACCAGTGGGTTTTATTAATGACGGACAACAAGAAGAAGTAGTTATTGATACTGGAGATGTTTGGGGAAATTATAATCGTGAAGAAAATAATTCACCACCGCCTGGGTATTTGTCCTCTAGGTTGTGAAAATACTAAATAGAGTATCAATAAAATGATTCCTACATATAACTAAAGGAGAAATCCATGGCGTTTCAGCTTTCACCTGGCGTAAATGTATCAGAAGTTGATCTGACTACAGTTGTGCCTTCAGTCGCCACATCTATTGGCGCATTTGCCGGAATTTTTGCCTGGGGTCCAGTAAATGAAGTCGTTACAATTTCTGATGAGGTTCGTTTAGCGGACACATTTGGAAAACCAAACGACAGTAACTATGAGCATTGGTTCTCAGCTGCAAACTTTTTAGCTTATTCTAATAACCTCAGAGTTGTTCGTGCAGCCAACTCAACTACCACATTAAACGCTACATCTGAGGGTGCTGGTGTTTTGATTGAAAATGAAGGTGATTATCTAGACAATCATACATCTGGCGCAAACACTTATGGTCGTTTTGCCGCCAAATGGCCTGGCGATTTAGGCAATTCCATTCGTGTTGAAGTCGCCGATGCTAACACATATACTGGTTGGGCATATGCAAGTTCTTTCACATCTACACCAAATACCTCAACTTATGTTTTAAATGCTAGAGGTACTTACGCTAATGACGAATTACACATTGTAGTTGTTGACGAAGATGGTAAATTTACTGGAACAGCAAACACAGTTTTAGAGAAGTTTGCTTTCGTATCTAAGGCATCTGATGCCAAGAGTTTTGATGGTTCAACATTATATTACAAAGATGTTCTTGCACAGAAATCTAAGTATATTTGGTGGTTGTCACATCCAGATTCAACTAACTGGGGAACAGTCAACTCGGCATATACATTGTTAGCAACAAGAATTTCTAATTCTCTTGCTAATGGCGCTGTTGGTGCTGTAACAGCAGGCAACATTCAATCTGCTCTAAACAAAGTTGCTAATCCAGATTCTGAAGATGTTTCACTCATCATCACTGGTCCAGCAGTAGAAGCTACAGTTGAAAATGCTATCACTCTTGCTGAAACACGCAAAGATTGTGTTGTGTTTGTTTCACCAGAGAAAGCAGATGTTGTTGACAACTCCGGTTCTGAAGCAACAGATGTTCTTGCCTTCCGTAACGCATTACCATCATCATCATATGTTGTGATGGATTCTGGTTGGAAATATCAGTATGACAAGTACAATGATGTTTATCGTTGGGTACCATTGAACGGTGATATCGCCGGTCTTTGTGCTCGTACCGATCTTGAGCGTGATCCATGGTTCTCACCAGCAGGTACAAGCCGTGGTGTGATCCGTAATGTTATCAAACTCGCATGGAATCCAACCAAGGCAAATCGTGATTCGCTTTATAACGCAGGTGTTAACCCTGTAGTAACATTCCAAGGCGAAGGCACAGTATTGTTTGGTGATAAGACAATGTTGGATCGTCCATCGGCATTTGATCGCATCAATGTTCGCCGTCTATTCATCACTCTAGAGAAAGCAGTTTCTCGTGCAGCTCGTTCTTCATTATTCGAATTCAACGATGCATTTACAAGAGCACAATTTGTTAACTTAGTTGAACCATATCTCCGTGATGTACAAGGTCGCCGTGGTATCACTGACTTCCGTGTTGTATGTGACGATACAAACAACACTGCTGATGTTATTGACCGTAATGAGTTTGTTGGCGATATCTACATCAAACCAGCTCGTTCTGTAAACTTCATTCAGTTGAACTTTGTTGCTGTAAGAAGTGGTGTGGTATTTGAAGAAATTGTTGGTCGTGCAGTCTAAATAGAGAAAACAGGAGAAAAACAACATGGCATTTAACGTATCTCAGTTTAGATCCCAAATGACTGGTGACGGTGCCCGTCCCAATCTATTTGAGGTGTCTATGCCGTTTCCTGCGTACTCTTCACCAGGAAATGCACAAACAAAATTAACATTTATGTGTAAGACAGCTCAACTCCCTGGTTCAACAGTTGGAGTTGTTCCTGTTCAATACTTTGGCCGTGAATTAAAGTTTGCAGGTAATAGAACATTTGCTGATTGGACAATTACAGTAATCAATGATGAAGACTTTGCAGTAAGAAATGCTTTCGAGCGTTGGATGAATGGTATTAATACACATCGTACCAACCTTCGTAACGCAGCTGCTTTGACTCCATCTGGTTACACACAAGATGCAGAAGTTTACCAATATGGTAAAGATGGTTCTAGAATCAAGGCTTACAAGTTCATCGGCGCTTTCCCAACAGACATTACACCAATTGATGTTGATTGGGGTGCAAATGACACCATTGAGGAGTTTTCAGTAACGCTATCCTACCAGTGGTGGGAAGCAGTAGCAAATCAAGTGTTCTAAGAGGAAAGGCTTCGGCCTTTCTTCTTTTTCTATAGAATGGAGAATAAATGGCAATAAACCTCTTTGGTTTTACTTTAGGTAGAAAAGACGTTGTTCAGGCCGAAAAACCTGAACAACGCTCTTTTGCTCTTCCTACTCCCGCTTTAGATGACGGTGCTGTAACAATTACGCAAAATGCGTACTATGGCACATATGTCGATCTTGAGGGCTCAGTACGTAACGAATTGGAACTTATTACACGATATCGTGAAATGTCCAATCATCCAGAACTTGAACAAGCTATTGATGATATTGTCAATGAGGCAATCACACACGATGATACAGGTGATGTAGTTACAATCAATCTTGATAAGTTAAAACAACCAGAATCTATCAAGAAAAAAATTATTGAAGAATTCAACAATGTTCAAAAGATGTTGAATTTTGCAAATTTAGCCGATGACTTGTTCAAGCGTTGGTACATTGATGGTAGAATTTATTTTCATGTTGTAGTCAACGAAAAGAATCCTAAAGAAGGCATTCGAGAACTACGCTATATTGATCCACGAAAGATCCGTAAAGTTCGTGAAATTATAAAAGACAGAGATCCAAAAACTGGTACAATGATTATTAAGGCAATTGTAGAATACTATGTCTACAATGACCGTGGTACCACAACACAAACATATACTGCTGGTGTTAATGCTGCTACTAGAATTGCGGTTGATTCAGTTATCAATGTCAATTCTGGTTTGATGGATGCCAAGAATACTTTTGTCATCTCTTATCTTCACAAGGCTATTAAACCACTCAATCAATTAAGAATGATTGAAGATGCGGTTGTTATTTACCGCTTGTCGAGAGCGCCTGAACGCCGAGTATTTTATATTGATGTTGGTAACTTGCCAAAAGGTAAAGCCGAACAATATCTTCGTGACATTATGGTCAAGTATCGTAACAAAATGGTTTACGATGCTAACACTGGCGAAATGCGTGATGACCGCAAACACATGTCGATGCTTGAAGACTTTTGGTTGCCACGCCGTGAAGGCGGTAAAGGCACTGAAATTACCACTCTACCGGCT